TCCCGGAGATCAAGTCGGTCGAGACCCTGATGGGCGTCGACGGCAAGCTCTCGGGCGGCTTCGTCTACGTCGCGATCCCGCAGCAGATCACGCTGCAGGCCGACTCGCTGTCGAACGACTTCTTCGACACGTGGTGGACGCAGATGCAGGCGGCGAAGGACGTCTACGTCGCGCTCGGCATGGTGACGCTGCGCTCGATCGGGACCAAGTTCGTGATGACCAACGGCTTCCTCACCGGCTACAAGCCGACGCCCGGCGCGAAGAAGATCCTGCAGCCGCGGCGCTTCGAGATCACATGGGAATCGATCGTCCCCTCGCCGACGTGAATTGCCGTTGGTGCGGGCTGACCCACGGGCCGCGCTGCCCGATGGTGAAGGCGCTCGACTTCGCGGACGACGGCGCGACCGTGCTGCGGGTCGAGTTCTTCTCGCCGCGCGACTTCAACGCGGAGCCGATCGCGCCGCCGGAGTATCCGAAGAAAACCGCGGGGTGAGGCATGCGAAGGTCCGAGGTCGTCAAGGTGCCCGCGGAGTGGGGCAGGCGCGACGCCGGCAAGATGTTCATGATCACCGAGAAGCCGGCGACCGCCGCGGAGAAGTGGGCGTGGCGGCTCTTCATCGCGGTCAAGGGCACGACCGCGCAGATCCCGCCGGAGCTGGAGCAGCTCGGCATGGTCGGCGTCGCGATCCGCGGCATCAACTCGTTCCTCGCCGCCGACGTCGACTTCGCCAAGATCGAGCCGCTGCTCGACGAGATGATGGAGTGCGTGAAGGTCGTGCGCGACCCGGCGCACCCGGAGCTCGCGACCGACCTCACGAGGCTGGACGACGTCGAGGAGGCGCAGACCGTGACCTGGCTCCGCAACGAGGTCTTGAGGGTCCACACAAATTTTTCCTTCGCCGAGCAACTGTCCCGGTTGATCTCGGCGATCACGACGACGGGAAGCTCCTCGGCTACGTGAACGTGCCGCCGAGCGTCGGCGCCGCGATCTCGGCCGACAAGTCGCTGGCGCTGCCGCTGTCCCAGGCGATGGGGCTGGAGGACCTGTACGACGTGCTGGAGGTGCTCCAGGTCGACGCGCACAACAGGCGCGTGATCGCGCGCCGCGAGGAGGAGTAGGATGACGACGGTCGTCGACACCTTGGTCCTGGAGCTCGGCCTCGACCCCTCGAAGTTCACCGAGGGGCAGCGCGAGGCGCTCGCCGCCTTCAAGAAGACCCAGGAGGAGGTCGAGAAGGGCGGCAAGAACGTCGACGCGCAGAGCTCGAAGATCGAGAACTTCTTCGGCACGCTGAAGCGCCAGGCGCTCGGGCTCACCGCGGCGTTCATGGGCGGCCGCGGGATCCAGCAGTTCGCGGAGTACGTGACGCACATCGACGCCAACGTCGGGCGGCTCGCGTACACGACGCAGCAGTCGACCCGGGAGATCTCGGCCTGGCAGGGCGTGGCGCGGCAGTTCGGCGGCACCGCCGAGACCGTCTCCGGCTCGATGCAGGGCCTGACCGACCAGGTCAGCCAATTCCTTTTGACCGGGCAGACCGGCGGCTTCCTCCAGGTCTTCAACGCGCTCGGCGTCAGCCTCTACGACTCGAACCGGCAACTGAAGACCGCGGGGCAACTGTTCCTCGACCTCAACGACGCGATCCAAGGCATGAACCCGAGTCGGGCGCGGTCGCTGCTGCTCGCGGCCGGCGCAGACCCGGCGACCGTCAACATGCTGCTGACCAACTCCAAGACGCTGAAGGACATGCTGGAGACGCAGCGCCAGATCGGCGGAACCACCGACCAGTCGGCGGAGGCGGCGGGCAAGCTGCAGGCGGCGTGGCAGCGCATCTACACGCGCGTCGAGGAGTTCGGCCGCAAGTTCCTGCCGATGATGCTGGTGTTCTCCGGCCTGGCCGAGTTCGCGATGGACTGGCTCGCCAACAAGATAAGCGGGCGGCCGATGACGCCGCCGCCGAGCGGGGCCGGCGTCCCCGGCGGCGTGTCCAGCAGCGGCGCCATGAACAACGCCCAGATCGAGGCCGCCATCCGGTCCGAGGCGCGCGCGCGCGGAATCGATCCCGACATCGCCGTGAGGGTTTGGCAGTCGGAGGGCAAGGGCGGCTACGTCGGCGACCGCGGCTCGTCGTTCGGCCCGTTCCAGCTCCACTACGGCGGCGTCGCCTCCGGCGGCATGGCGGCGAAAGGGCTCGGCGACAAGTTCACGGCGACGACCGGGCTCGACGCCCGCGACCCCTCGACGACGCTGGCGCAGATCCGCTTCTCGCTCGACGAGGCGGCCCGCGGCGGCTGGGGGCCGTGGCACGGCTGGACCGGCCTGCCGCGCGCCGGGCTCGCCGGGGCGCACCCGATGGGCGGCGACACCAACACGAGCCACAGCACGACCAACGTCAACATCGGCAAGGTCGAGGTCGTCACGCAGGCGACCGACGGCGACCGCGCCGCGCGCGACTTCGCCTCGACCCTGGAGCGGATGAAGTTCGGGGCGTCGGCGAACTATGGGCAGCGATGACATGGACGCGATTCTCTTGCTAATGATCTGCGGGACCGTCGCGATCATCGTGTTCTGCCTGGTCGCGCTCCTCTCGGGGTGGTGAGATGCCGAACGTGCCGAACGTGCCGGGGGTGCCGACGCTGACCTCGTACTCGGCGGCGCCGATCCTCCTGGCGCTGAGCGACGCGGCGTTCGTCGCGCTGTCGTTCCTCGCGCCGCGCTGGGGCATCTTCCTCGACGGCGTCCCGGCGCTGCCGATGGCGAAGTCGGTCGCGAGCTTCGAGTACAAGCAGGACTGGACGATCTCGGACTACCCGGTCGAGGAGGGCGGCTTCCAGAGCTACGACAAGGTGCAGCTCCCGTTCGAGTGCCGGGTCCGGATCACGTCGAGCGGGTCGAGCGGCGACCGCGCCGCGCTGCTCGCCGCCCTCGACCAGATCGCGAACTCGCTCGACCTCTACGACGTCGTCACGCCGGAGCGGGTCTACACCTCGGTCAACGTCCACCACATGGACTACCGGCGAACCGCGACGAACGGCGTCGGCCTCCTGGTGGTCGACCTCTGGCTCGTCGAGGTCCGCGTCACGGCGACGGCGACCTTCACCAACACGCAGCAGCCCGGCGACTCGGGCCAGCAGGGCGTCGGCAACGTCCAGCCGCAGGCGCCGTCTGGCGGCTTCGACGAGGCCGGGTTCGTCGGCGGGGTGCAGTGATGCAGATCGTCCCGCTCCAGCCGATCGCGAACCAGAGCGTGCAGGTCCAGCTCGGCGACCAGGCCTGCACGCTCGGGATCCAGCAGCTCGCCTACGGGCTGTTCATGACCGTCACGGTCGGCGGCGCGCTGATCATCGCCGGCGTGATCTGCGAGAACCGCAACCGGATCGTCCGCTCGGCCTACCTCGGATTCTCCGGCGACCTCGCGTTCGAGGACACGCAGGGCGCCGCCGACCCGGTCTACACGGGCCTCGGGACGCGCTTCCTGCTGGCGTGGCTCGAGCCCGCCGACCTCGCGGGGTGACATGGTCACCAAGATCACCGTCAACCCGCTGCCGAAGAACGCGCTGCCCACGACGCCGGCGCCGCAGGCGTCGTTCGTCCGCCGGCTCCTGGAGGTTTCGGTCAAGCTCGGCGGCGGCGGGAAGACCAACACGCCGTCGACGTTCTCGGAGAGCGGCACCGACACGGTGACGCTGTCGGGGCTGCGGACCTCGGCGCGGATCCAGAACTCGGGGGCGCCGTCGGGGGCGAGCGCGACGATCCAGGTCTGGGGCATGAGCCCGAGCCTGATGAACCAGCTCGCGACGCTCGGGATGGTCTACAACATCGTCGAGAAGAACGAGCTGACGCTGCTCGCCGGCGACGCGACCGCGGGCATGAGCCCGGTGTTCTCCGGGACGGTGGTCGCGGCCTACACGCAGTTCGACCAGGCCCCGGACGTCGCCTGCCGGTTCGACTGCAACTCCGGGCTCGGCGCCTCGACCGCGCCGGCCGCGGCGACGAGCTACGCCGGCTCGACCGACGTCGCGACCATCATGTCGAGCTTCGCGAAGCAGATGAACGTCGGGTTCGAGAACAACGGCGTCAACGTCAAGCTGTCGGCCCCCTACTTCTGGGGCAACGTCCGCGAGCAGGTCCGCGACGCCGCCGAGGCCGCCAACGTCAACGCCGAGGTGATCGAAGGCAAGCTCTGCATCTGGCCGAAGGGCGGCAACCGCAACACGACGACGGTGCCGGAGATCGGCGCGGCGACCGGGATGATCGGCTACCCGGCCTACACGCAGAACGGCATGATCGTGAAGACGATCTTCTCCCCGAAGATCTCGTTCGGCGGGCTCGTCCACGTCACCTCGACGCTGTTCTCGGCGGCGGCGCAGTCGAAGTCGGCGAACGCCTCCCAGGTGCTGCCGCAGGACGGCAACTGGGCGATCTACAAGATCGACCACGCGCTCGACGCCTTCATGCCGGGCGGCCAGTGGATGAGCACGGTCTACGGCTACAACCCGAAGTACCCGAGGCCGACGGTGCCCGGCCCGGTGCTGTCGTGAGCAACGACGCCTTCGGCTACGGCCAGCAGGGTCCGGGCGACGCCGCGGACGACTTCAACATCACCACGTTCCTCGTCCGGCAGATGATGCTGCGGATGCGGACGATGGTCCCGGTCGTGGTCAAGGCCGTGACCGGGGGAGGAGCGGCGGCGGCCCCGCCGACGGTCGACGTCCAGCCGCTGGTCAACCAGGTCGACGGCAACGGCAACCCGCAGCCGCACGGCACGGTCCACGGGATCCCGGTGCTCCGGATCCAGGGCGGCGACTCGGCGATCGTGATCGACCCGAAGGTCGACGACGTCGGCTACGTCGCGGTGTCGGACCGCGACATGTCCACGATCAAGAAGACCAAGAAGCCGTCGAACCCCGGCTCGTGGCGGAGCTACGACCTCGCCGACGGCGTCTACGTCGGCGGCCTGTTCGGGGCGGCGCCGACGCAGTACGCGCTGTTCGACGACAGCGGCATGAAGTTCCTGGACCGCAACGGCAACACGATCCTCGGGTCGTCGTCCGGGCTGGACGTCACGCCGAAGACGGGCCAGCCCGTGACGATCCACGGCGACGAGGTGGTCACCGGCAACCTGACCGTCGACGGCACCGGGCACATCGTCGGCAACGTGACGCTAGACGGCGCGCTCGGCGTGACCGGGAAGGCCACGGTCGGCTCGTTCGAGATCGGCACCGGAGCGACGATCACGCGCATCCTGACCGGGACCAAGACTACCAACTTCGGCGGCGCCATCACCACCGGGACCATCACGACCACGACTCTGACGGTGACCGGGGCCAGGGCCGGCGACTACGTCGCGGTCGGCCTCAACGGAGGTCCCGGCAACGGGCTCATGACGCTTTACGCCTGGGTGTCATCGAACGACACGGTCACGCTCGGGCTCGGCAACCCATACTTCGGGGCGTCATCGCTCCCGGTCAGCACCTCAACGTACAATGTGATAGTCATCGGGACGACGTGAGGGTGTGATGGCAGAAACGATTCTCCTCGACACCGTGACATGGGACCTGGTCCTCGACGCGAACGGCAACATCGCGCACGCGAAGGAGCCGTACTCGCTGGCGCAGGACGCCGCCTCGGCGATCAAGACGTTCGCCGGCGAGTGCTACTGGGACACGACGGTCGGCGTCCCCTACATGACGCAGATCCTCGCGCAGTCGAACCCGCTGGCGCTGATCAAGCAGCTCTTCGAGGACGCGGCGCTGACGGTCCCGGGGGTCGGCGCGGCGACGTGCTTCATCGAATCGGTCAACGACCGCGGCATCTCCGGGCAGATCCAGGTCCGGGCGGTGGCGAACATGCAAACCTCGACCGCGCAGTTCCAGACCATCAACCCGCAGACGGGAGCCTGAGATGGCGAACATTCCCGGCACCAACGTCCCGGCCGTCACGTGGGGAACGAACGGCTTCCAGATGCCGCCCGGGCCGGACGTCCTCGCCGGCGTCCAGGCCGACATCAGCGCGGCGTTCGGCGCGACGCTGAACTACTCGCTCAACACGCCGCAGGGCCAGATCGCATCGAGCGAGGCGGCGCTGATCAACAACTTCAACTCGACCTTCGTCTACTACACGAACCAGGTCGACCCGGCCTACGCCAGCGGGCGGATGCAGGACGCCATCGGCCGCATCTACTTCCTGGAGCGGCTCGGCGCGACCTCGACCGCGCTGCAGGTCGCCTGCGTCGGAACGGTCGGCCTCGCGATCCCCGGCGGCGCGACGGTCCAGGACGCCTCCGGCAACGTCTACGCGGCGACCGTCGGCGGGACGATCCCGGCGGCCGGCACGGTCACGCTGCAGTTCAACAACCTCGTCGCCGGGCCGACCTCGGTGCCCGGCACGGTCTCGATCTACCAGACGATCCCCGGGTGGGACACGGCGACCGTGGTCTCCGGAACGATCGGCAGCGACGCCGAGAGCCGGTCGTCGTTCGAGGAGCGCCGCCAGCAGTCGGTGGCGCAGAACTCGGTCGGGATGCTGTCGTCGATCCTCGGCTCGGTGCTCAACGTCGCCGGCGTCACCGACGCCTACGCGATCGAGAACGTCAGCGGCTCGCCGGTCACGATCTTCGGGCAGACCCTCGTCGCGCACTCGATCTACGTCGCGGCGCTCGGCGGCACCGACCTCGACGTCGCGACGGCGATCTGGCGAAAGAAGGCGCCGGGCTGCGACTACAACGGCAACACGACGGTGGTCGTGACCGACAGCAACTCCGGCTACAACCCGCCGCTGCCGACCTACTCGGTGAAGTTCACGCGGCCGCCGCAGCTCCGGGTGCTGTTCGCGGTGAACATCCTCAACAGCTCGCTGGTGCCGGCCGACGCGGTGACGCAGATCCAGAACGCGATCTCGTCCGCCTTCGTCGGCGGCGACGGCGGCCAGCGGGCGCGGATCGGGTCGAAGATCCTGGCGAGCCGGTTCTACGCGCCGGTCATCGCGCTCGGCTCCTGGGCGGAGATCATCTCGATCCTGCTCGGCTCGGCCAACACCGCGGCGGCCTCGTTCACGGGCGCGATCGCCGGGACGACGCTCACGGTCAGCGGCGTGACCGGGGTCGTGGCGATCGGGCAGACCGTGATCGAC